TCGGCTTACGAGCGTGGTCAGCAGACGGCGGCGATAATCAGCGAGCAGGATAGGGCGCTGTCGCAAGACGAGGCGATGTTCACGCAGTACGTGCCCGACTACAATCAGGCCAGTGCGTTCTACGTGAACAGCCGGGCTCAAGAGCTTGTCATGTTCAATACGCCTGAACAGGCCCGCGACATACTGACGAACGAAGTCCGATCGATTGCTGCGGAAAGCTGGCGGCGCGGCATACCCGCCGCCGAGAGCATATATAGGCTTGCGCAGGCGCGCGGGTACGCGACCGCGCCCCCAGGCCCAGGGGGTGCGTCCCAGGCCGCCACGCCCGCCCCCGCTGCGCCACAGCCGCAGTTAGGCAGGCCCCCGGCCCGCCCTACGCCCCCGGCCAATGGCCGGATCGATCCAGCCGCCGTCGTCGCCAGCATTCACGAGGGACAGCAGGCTTCTAGGTCTTTATCAGGTTCGGGGGCTGGCGGCGCGGCGCAACTCAACGCCGATGCGCTTCTGCAGATGAGCGATGAGGAATTCGCCGCCTATTTGAAGCTTGGCCAGGGCAAGAGCTCTAATGACCGGTTCAGGGAAATCGCCGGGTTTTAGGGGCTTGCGCTGGCGTTTGCGCCGTGCTATAGGGTGGGCGCGTCCTACGGCCCAGGCAAGGCGCTTGTCCTCGCCCCTCATTGGGCAATCGAAAATCTTGGGCCGTAGGTCGCTCCGTACGCCTCCGTACGATACAGGGGGCCGGGGTCGCCGCCCGCAACGGGCTTCCGCCTTCTCCTGGCGCAAGGGAGAACAATCCATCAACACGCGCCAAAGGAGATAGACCTTGGTCCAGACTACCTATGGCCCCAATCACCCAATGGCGGTGAAGCTGTGGGCGAAGCGGCTGTTCATCGAAGCCTTGCGCGAGACATTCGTCCAACGCTTCATCGGCAGCGATGAGAAGAACTCTATCGTCTACATGAAGGACGAGACGAGCAAGTCGGCGGGCGACACCATCACCGTCGGCCTGCGTGTCCAGCTGCAAGGTTCCGGCACCGCCGGTGACGCGCCGTTGGAAGGCAACGAAGAAGCCCTGAGCATCTACGCGACGAGCCTGATCATTGATCAGCTTCGTCACGCCGTGCGCTCGGGCGGCAAGATGTCGGAACAGCGCGTGCCCTTCTCGGTGCGCCAGGAAGCTATGGATGGCTTGAAGGACTGGTGGGCCGACCGGCTCGATACCTGGTTCTTCAACCAGATGTGCGGCTACACGCCGCAGACCGACGTGCGCTTCACCGGTATGCAGTCGATCATAGCGCCGGACACCTACCATCAGACGTGGCCGAACGCCAAGACCAACGATCAGTCGTTGGTGGCGGCGGACAACCTTACGCTACAGATGGTCGATCAGGCTATTGCCCACATCAAGACCAATTGGGCGGGCATCGCCTCGGGCCTGGTTCCCATCCGGCCCATTCGCTACAAGGGTGGTGAGTACTTCATCTTGTTCATCCACCCGTTCCAGACCTACCAGCTTCGCCAGCAGACTAACCCCGGCCAGTGGGCTGATATCCAAAAGGCCCGCGTGATCGGCGGCGAAGGGTCGCGGAACAACCCCATCTTCGAAGGTGGGTCCTACGTCGGCATCTACAACCAGTGTGTGATCCATGAGGACGCCCGTGTGCCGTTGGGGGTCAATACGACCAACAACAACGGGATCGCCAACGTGCGCCGCGCCGTGATCGCCGGGGCGCAGGCCCTGACTATCGCCACCGGCCGCGACGAGGGTACGCCCGAGAAGGTGAAGTGGGTCGAGGAACTCTTCGACTACAACAACCAACTCGGCGTGTCGGCGGGCCTGATCGGCGGCATGAAGAAGATGACGTACAACGGCTACGACTTCGGGACGTACGTTCTGTCAAGCTATAGCCCGCCGCCATAACCGCAACCGTCGTCTTAAACGAAGAAGGCGAAACCGCAACTCATTTACGCAAGGACTAGGAGAAATGACTCTTACGACACCGCGTGCAAATGTTTCTCAGCAGACTAACTTTCTGCGGAGGCATTGCGACGCTTCTACAAACTCTGCTGGCCAATGGGTCATGCCCAATGGTCTTCCCGCTGGCGCTGTGATCGTCGGGGCGGTGGTGTCTGTCACCACCGTATTCAACGGCACCACGCCGCACGTTACGGCGGGCGTTGTCCCTGGCGGAACCAGCATCGTTGGCGCGGCGGAGGCCAGTGGCGCGGCTCTGGGCAGCGCCATCTGCGTCGGCTGGGCGACCGGCGCGCAGGTTGCCGCCACCGCTGACCAGGACGTGTATATCAACGTGACGGGCGCTCCCACTCTCGGCGTTGCCGATGTGGTGATCGAGTTTGCCCCGAACATCGACGGGTAGGAGGAACCGATGGCCTTTGTAAAGACAGCCCCGGCCGCTTACACGGTGGTCGACATATCGGGATATTCCCGACAAGACCAAGATGCCCTCAAGTCCGATGCGCTCAAGGGTGGCCATCTGTATGGTCTCACCATCGTCGAGTACATCGTACAGGGCAACGTGACCAGCGCGATCTTCGGTCACTACAACGACGATGCGGCCAAGAAGCTATGGGCGGAAACTCAGAAAGAGCTGACCAAAGTCCCGACGCCGCCGCCGTCTCCGACCGAGCCGCTGTCGCAACATGCGCTGGCGGCCGAGCCGGGCGAGGAAGACGAAGAGGATACGCCGCCATCGCGCGGCGGTCCGCCGCGTCGTCGATAATCTGGGGAGGCCCGTGGCATGGGTAACTTAGCGATCCCCACCTTTATCTCGGAGGCTACGCGCATTGCCGCCGAGTTGCGTCGGACGAACCTGACTTACGAAATCAAGCAGGCGATCAACGACGCAATCACCGAGGCTGATGGGGATCGCTACTTTTTCAACGAAGTTCGTGGTCTGACCTTTGACACGGTCTATAGCCAAGAAATGTACGACGATCTCGGCTTGTCTGAGATCGACACGATGTATCTATTGTACAACAGCGGGCCGGGGGGCGCGCCGAACGCCAACGCTCGTCTACAGATATATCCAACCAACAACAACGTCATGAATGATTGGACGAGCAGCGGTGCGGTGATCATTGGGCCGCCTAGGCGCTACGCGCGCGTGACGCAGCAAATCCGCCTGTACCCCAGGCCCGATCAGGTGTATGTGATCACGGTCGACGGCTACAAGGGCTTGGACCTGCTGGTCGATGACAACGACACCAACGGCTGGCTCCAGTATGGAGAGCTATACATCCGCTGCCTCGCCAAGCGCAATGTGCTGCGCGACGTGATAAAGGACTTTCGCGAAGCGGCGATATATGACGCCCAGGCCGAGGCGTACCGCACAGATTTGTTAGACCGTACGACCATGCGCATCGGGAGCGAGGGTAATCTCGAGACGACGCAATGGTGACGCGCTTTCAACTCGCCGTGGCGCAGATGGAACCGGCGTTCGTCGCGCCGACCATCACGCCATTGACATTTGGGTGGTGGTTGCCCGACCTGATGGCGCTGAACCTTGCGGCGTTCAACCAGCTTACGTTCAGCCAAGTGGCCGGGGCGACCGAGGCGCTCAACGTCATTCCGTACAACAAGGGTTACGTCCCTTTTAAAGACTTCAACCCGAGCACGGTACAGATACTGCCCAGCGCCTGCATCGGCGCGGTGATGGTGGACACCATTACCGACGACGTGCGCGTGTACGCGGGCACGACGGACGGCTTGTTCGCCAAGCAGACGACCGGCTTTACTCAGCTCTACACGACGAGCTATACGCTCTATAATCTATACCAGTGGCGGTTCGTCACATATGGGACGAACATCGTCGCCCTTCATCCTGAAGTCGTTCCACTGATATCGGACATGTCGGGGCTCGAACCCTTCCGCACCCTGGGTGGGGGCCCTCCGGCGGCGTCGTGCGGCGCACGGGTCGGTGACTTCCTGGTCTTGGGCGACCTTACAGAGTCTGACGGCTACTACCCCAATAGGATCCGCTGGTCGGGGTTCGACAATATAGAGCAGCCGTGGGTGACCGACCCCGGCACGCAGTCGGACTACCAGGATATGCCGACCGAGGGTGGCAAGGTGATGCAGATTGTCGGTCGCACCACCGGTACAATCTACCAGCGCAAGTGCATCAGCACCCTGACGTACGTCGGGCTGCCGGTGGTGTTCGATATCGTCACTCTCGAGCAGAACCGTGGTGCGATGTGCGCGGGCGGCGTCGTGGATCTGGGGTCGCGGCAGTACTTCATCGCCGAAGATGGCTTCTTCATGTGGACCGGCACCAACTCCGTCCCCATAGGTTCGGATAAGGTCAACCGCTACTTCTTCAACAACTTGAATTACAAGTATCGTTCGCAGATCGTCGCGGCCATAGATGTAAGGACAGAGACGATATGGTGGGGCTTCCCCACGGGTAGTGGCGCGCAGCTGACTGAAATGATGATCTACTCGTACATCGAGGATCGCTGGTCGCATTCTAAGATTGTGATGCGCTACCTTCTGCAGAGCATGTACGCTGGGCAGAGCCTCGACGATCTGACCGGTAATCTTGACACGGGCTATCCGTTGAGCTTTGATGACCCGACCTACCTGCATGGTGGGACAATCATGGCGGGGTTCGGTAATGGGAACCATTACGGGACGTTCGACGGTCCGAACATGGCGGCGGTGATGGCCACGGCGGAAAGCGAGATGCCGGATGGGTCGCGTATCTACGTTTCCAGCGCCCGACCGAAGATCGACGCGCCGCGCTCGCACATGACGGTGCAGGTGGCGTGCCGAGATCAGTTGGTCGGCGAGCCGATTATCTACACCGAGCCGGTGGCGCAGGAGATTACCGGCGAGCATAGCATCATGGCCGATGCGCGCTATATGCGCTTCCAGGTCAATGTTCCCTACGCAACGCCGTGGAACCACGCCATCGGGATCGACGTGTGGCGTAAGGGTCGGGGATCACGCTGATGCCCAAGACCATCAAAGACGTCCCGCCGGTATTCACGCTTCTCAAGCAGTCGGACAAGGTGCCGTTGGAAGTGTGGCAATGGGGCCTGCGCCACGTTCAGGAGCTGACCAAGTGGGCGGCGCGCGTGCAGCAGAATTTGGTTCCAACCGGGATACAGATGCCCTGGCACGCGGGCGTCGCACCGCCGCCGACGTGGCTGGGCTGTGATGGTGCGACCATGAACGTCGCTGATTATCCGG